AGTGATGATTGGACATAATCAAATAATTGCAATGCGTATGGCCGGTAACAAACCTAAATCGGTATTTGTGCAGTTTGGCAAGACCTTTAACGCAGAAAAGGATGTATCTGACGGAATTATTCCTACGGTATGGATAGACGATAGAGACCATCAAAAACTGGTGGATTTGAGTTGGGCTAAAGACTTAAACATCCAACTAATGCCAGCTAAAGACATTGCTCAGTTTACAAAGTGGTGGATTGCCTTGGTAGATGCTGAAGTCAATACAATCATCGGTCTTGATAACGATGGAGAGATTAATGTTTATAGAAAAGGATGATATTGACTGGTTGAAATACAGCCAAGAAACCAATGTTAAACGCAAGATTAGGGAAAAATCGGACTATCAAGGGTCTTTGGATGATTACTTTGCAGGTAATTTATACGCCAAAGGCTGTGCATTACCTTGGCAAAAGGCTAGAAATATCTCTATTAGACCGTCTGAAGTCAGTCTTTGGGCTGGGGTAAACGGGCATGGAAAGTCGTTATTATTGGGTCAAGTCGTGCTTGGATTAGTAGAACAGGGTCAAAAGTGCCTTATTGCTAGCTTTGAAATGCGCCCTGAGATTACTTTAGCGCGAATGGTAAGACAGGCCGCAGGTCAAAAAAAGCCTGCTCCTACTGCAACACAAGCCTTTTCTAACTGGAAAAAAGACCAGCTTTACTTATACGACCATCATGGGATGATTGATGTTCAGCAAATGCTTGCAGTTTGCCGGTATGCCACTACAGAACTAGGAATTACCCAAATCGTCATAGATAGCCTTATGAAGTGCGTTAAGGGTGAGGATGATATGAATGGTCAAAAGGACTTCGTAAACGCCTTGTGCGCCCTTTCAAGGGATTCAGGAGTGCATATACACCTAGTTCATCACATGAGAAAAGGAAGTGACGAGAAATCCATAGGTGGAAAGTTTGATTTAAAGGGTTCAGGTTCGATTACTGACCAGGCAGACAATGTGTTCATTGTTTGGAAAAACAAGGAAAAAGCGCAGATTGTTGCAGAAAACCCACATCATTTTGATAGAGAAGTGCCGGATGCCGTATTGGTCTGTGAAAAACAACGAAATGGCGAGTGGGAAGGCAAGTTAAAACTATGGTTTGATTACAAGAGTCAGCAGTTTATTGAAGAAGCAGATACACCAATACACCGTTATTTGGAGAATTAAATGGAAGAAATTAACCCAAACGCAGCAGTAGACTTTTTACTTAAAAATGCTAGTTTATTTGCTAAAGCCAAGTCTGAACGGGTGTATTTAGAGGAGTTCCGTAAGTCTAAAAAGGCCCTTTTAATGCAAGAAGCCTTCTTTGCTGGGGTAGATACTATGGCAGGACAGGAAAGAGATGCGTATGCTAGGCAAGAATATCGTGACTTATTGGATGGTTTGAAGGAAGCAGTAGAAGTAGAGGAAACATTGAAGTGGAAGATGACAGCAGCACAACTTAGGGTAGAGATTTGGCGTACTTTACAAGCAAACAACCGATTAATTGATAAATCAACCGCATAGGAGAAAGCATGGCAACTTTTACATTATCCGATTTAGAGCATCCAATCCCTTTTTTGGGCATTTACAAAGAAGAAGATGGTTCTTTAACCATTAGCGTAGAGAAAGTTATGGAAAACGATAAACTAGCAATAGCACCTAAAAGTACCTTTAAATACAGTTCAGGTAGTGATGTACTCAAGACTTGGAAAGCGTATGGTTTTGTGCCGCCATCTACGGTACGCAATGATTACCTGTTTAAAGCCAACAGACTAGCAAGCGGTTTAACCAAGTAGTTAGACTAGGTACTTTGACACCATTTCAACTTTGGCTTTTCTATCAGCAAGGCCGATTAATCCACCATTAATTCGTTTTGTTATGGTGTCAATGTCATCTGCATCAGCAAGGGCATTTAAACCCTTCCTGTTCCAAAACCAACCTGCGGATAGGGCAGCGTACTTAGGTGTTGATAAAAGGTCAGGATTAGCCACTAAATCGACTCCTATGGCATTTCCGCAGTTAGCGTAGTTCTCTTTGCCGGTAAGTTGGATAAGTCCACGACCAATGTACTTTGCGCCATCCCCATCTTCTGTATTGCCCATACGACCTGCATAGACCTTATTGGCTATCTTTTCAGGGTTACGCTCAAACTTTTCTGCGGTATCAATGTCAGGGAATCGGCTAGGCCAAGTAGCCATTAAACCTCTTGCAGAATAGTTTAGGTTTTCTTTTAACTGTTTAAAACCACCTGATTCGTGCATACATTGACCAATAAAGTAAGCCTGGCGTTTGGGGGTAGATATATCGTACTTCTCAAAGGTTTCCAAAAGGGGTTCTAGCCACCTGCCTTCAATGCCTAGGGCTAATAATTGGGATTCAATCATGGTTTCCTTATCATCATGTTAGCGGCAATAGCCATCATATCTTGGATTTTGTTAATGTTTTCAGGTGGGGTTTTCCAGCCTACTGTTAGCTGTCCAGCGAATAATCCTGCGGTTGTAGGCATACTGGAACGGCAAAGAAAAGTCGCACCTTGCTGTAAATACCAAAAGCCGACCAAAGATTGCGCCCTAGTGTAACTTCCACAAGGAATAGAGCCACCGTAAAGGCTTAACAGGTCTGCGTTGTTTTCTTGATTGGCTGACAGCATCCCTACATCTATGCCGTCATGGGCTTTATCCCTGCCTTCTTTGGTGTATGCCCGTACCAAAACTCGTGTACCTAACATAATGTCTACTTCAAATATGGCTACCACATCAGCGTTGGTTTCTTTAAAAAGCAGCTTGGCAACATCGTCTGCTTTAGATACATCAATACGGAGTAAAGTCTTGTTTTTGTCGTATGCAGCTAGTAAAAACGATTGATTTGAGTAAATAAAATGCCCACTAAAGGCAAGTACCGCCATAACTACAATAGCAAACAATTTAAATGGGCTTTGAACATACTCAAGAATCTGAGGTACTAAATCCTTCATTTTTCTTTAGATTTCATGTCCATGATTTTTTCAAGAGTACGACCACCAAAATAGAATGACATTACCAACATACCCCATTGCCCCAGTAGCTCCACATATTTTTCATTAGCGTTATTGCCAAAAGCGCTCATCATGGCAAATACAAAATAACCACCAAGAATAAAAATTAAAGTCATGGGCCGAATGTTTTTTGATAGCCAGCTATCACTAGCCATGTCCGCTTGCGCCCGCTTGGTAACTTCTTGGGCTTCTGCGGTATCAGCCTGTATTTCAGCCAGTTTGCCTTCTTGGGCAAGTTTGGCTAGTTCTAGCTGGGCTTGTGCTTTAGCTTCAGGGTCAGGTATCAGCTTGTCAATTAGCTTCATGCCTACGCCAACAATGGTGTCTAGTCCTAACATATTAGCCCTTTAGCTATTATCTGTTTTTATTTTTTGAAAAAAAAATCAGTAAGAATTGAAATAGCACCGCCAACAACGGAAGCTACACCCATTAAAGCCCAAAGGCTACCTTTTGACCGTTCAGCCATAAGCACCAACTTTTTAAGGTCGGATTCCATGCAGTCCATCTTTTTTTGCATAGCATCAAACTTATCTTCGTAATTCTCAACTTTTTGCCAAAGTACGCCATAACGGACAAGGTCTATTTTTCCGTCATCCATAATTACGACTTCATAATGTACGCAAGGGCTAAATATGGTGGTAAGTTTGCGTTAGTTGCAGAGCTACCTTCGGTGCTAATAGATGTAGTAGTAGCTACGCTAATTCCTGTTGTTGCTGAAGAACTGTTTGTAGTTCCGTTTACCAAACGATTTGGGGTTGAACCTGGATTTACCGACCCGTCAATGGCTGGAACACCTGCGTGACTGTGTCCATTATCAGTTACAGAAGAAGAAGATGAAGCGGTATGGCTATGACTTACTAGGGTTGCATCAGCAGAACCACCTGTAGCATTTACCGCATAAGTAGAACCAGCACCAACAATAAATCGACTACGCAAGTCAGGAGTGCCACTTGAACCATCGCAAAGTAACCAACCAGTTGGAATGGTAGCAATAGAACCTGACCACATTAAAATGCAACCAGTAGGTACAGATTGAGCTACTGTAGCTGCATCTGTTAAAGCTGTACCGTTAGCCATGCCGGTAATTTTATTGCCACCCATCTGCAAATTGCCAGTAATAGGCGTTTGACCATCAGCAGCCACGCTTCCTGTAAGAGCAGTAGCAATGTCGCTCATAGTAGTATTACCCCAATTTGAGGTAATAGTTGTTCCTGTAACAACAGGGTTTCCTACTGGTAATAAGTATGTACCTGACCCGTTTCTTGACATTATTTATTGCTCCTCTTTCTTAGCGCCTGCTCGCATCATTGCAGCTAATTGATTGACATCTGATTTTCTTATTTTTGTTGCACCGTATCTAGCACCCATAGCTCCAGCAGTTAAACCTAATCCTAAAGGGCCACTAACTGCTGTTGCAAGTAATGGCAAGATTGTGTTTACTGAGCTTGTTGGGGCAAATTTGCCATAAAGACGCAAAATTTCTTGAGTTTTAGTACCTTTAGCAGCTTGTTTAATAGCAGC